GCTCGGCGCAATGGTCATATCCCCCACAGGCTCATTGCTCTGCACCGCTTTCGGCTGCGCTGTCTGCGGCTCTTGCGCTTCATGTGATGCTTTCCACTCATCATAGGTCTGCCCTTCCAGCCTGTTATCACGCCATGTCATATCTGACATATCATAGTCGGGTGTCCCTTCCACATCCGCAATCAGGGTGCATCTGCAGTTCCAGATCTCCGCCGGGTCATTGCCGTCAGGATCACCCGGAAACATCAGGCCATTGGCAAAAGGCTTGTCATACTCTGCTTCGGCACCATCAAGCAGCGCGTGGCTGTCTCTTGTCCGGTTGTCAATCGTAGACATCCAGACCTTTTTGACCTTGATGCCCATCTTTTCGGCGCGCTCATAAGATGCAATGCGGCCTGCGTTCTCCGCCCCTGTCGTTGCTGTCCTCGCATTCCTGATTGCCGCCTTGTAATCGCTGCTGGATGTGCCAAGGGCAACTCGCTTTGCAATATCTCTCAGGCTTTCCCCCTGCAGGATGCCCTGTGTAATGCCCTCGTTAAACTTGTGCCTGTTCCACCTGACATCTTTGGCGCGGTTTAACTTCGGATGCGGAAGCAGCTTAGGATCATCCCTTATCAGCCGCTCCACCGTCTGACGGTCATACAAAGAATAGGATGTGCTGACCATTGCGCCCTTTTCCGCCTCATACGTGCCATAGTTATGATTAAGGGCATAAACCTCCGGCAGATGACCGTTAACCATCGACATAGCCAGTTTGTCAGCGTTCGCCATGTCCTGCGCAAGCGTGTCCTGCAGCTCCTGCCATCGCTTCCCGGTCAGAATGTTTGTCCTGCACCAGGCTTGAAACTCAGCCTTTGTTATCTTGCCGTCATTAAGGTCAGCAACCTTCTTGTTGTACCTGTCAGCATAGCCGGAATAGAATTTATTTACCTTCTGCTGTGTTTCCATTGCCGCCTGTCCGTACACCTTCTGGATGCGCTTCTCAAGGTCTTTCAGCATCTCATCCGTTTGTTTATGCCCCAGATCCATGCGTTAGGCCTCCTGCGCTTCCTGCTGTCCTTCCTGCGGCTCTTCCTCTTCCTGCATGTTCAGACGGTCATACGCGTCCGCTACCATGTCTTTCAGCACTTCATCCGCCTTGTCCCCATCGCCCAGAATCGTCAGGATCTTGCGCGTCTTGTAATCATCGCTGAGATAATCAGCGGCCTGTATGATGGTCTGCACTTCTTCTGCTTTATTGACGATATAGTCACGCGTAAATGACGGCTTTTCACCATCAATTCCGGCAAGGGACAGGATGCCGGACAGCCACTGCAGGACGAAGTATTCAAGGTCATCGCATTTGGAATCAAGCGGCTTGTATGATGCTATGATCTGCGTTGCCGTTGTCGCTCCTCCGCCGCTGATGTTCTTCAGATCCAGCGCCATCGCATCCATGTACAGGTCATCTTTCAGCCTGTCCAGAAGCGCCTCACGGCTGCCGAATGGCACATCCATTGTGTGCGCTTCCGCTGTCGCTCCGTCCGCGTCCACAGTTGCCGCCTTTAGCGTGTGCATTCTTTCGACAAACTTAGCCAGGTCGATATCATCCATGCCGCCTGCATTCTGGATCGTCCAATAGATCAGACTTGCGTCATCCACATCATTTGCAAAGCCGCTCTTGATCAGATCATAGCAATCAATCTGCTCCCGGATGCCATCAAGCGCGGACAGGTGCTCTTCATTTGCCCACATGGGCACAATCGGAAAGCCCGGATAGTTTCTGCCGTCATAGATCTCTGTGCCGTCCGCCTCGCTCTGCCGGATCATGATGATGTAAGGCCGCTTGTCCTTCAGTATCTGCCCATCCGAATCCCTCCAGATGTATTCCGTGTATCCGTCAGGCTCATAGAATGTTGCCCGGAGCGGCTTGCTGTCATCTATCTGCCAGAAGCGCACACCTGCCTTCAGCGCCCCGTCTTCCTCATCGTACAGAGGCGCAAACTCCGTAACCTTGAACACCTCCACATGATCCTTGTTGAAGAAACCAAAGGAACAGCCACCAATCAGCGCTGCCTTTGCCGCCCTCATGGCCTGTGTGTCTATGTCCTCTCCCAGCTTGTCAGGTGTCTTAGCGTCCTGCCACTGCACGCCATTTCCAAGAAGATGCTGCACCTCCTGAGTAACAAAGATGTGAAAGAAACCGTGCTTCATTTTCCAGTTTGCGCTGTAGTTGTCCGGCACTGCCTGCCCTGTCACTGTATACAGCAGCTTCTGGTACGCCTCTATGGTCACGTTGTGCCGCTTGAAGTATTGATTTGCAACCACAGCGTCCTGGTACAGGTTGGATGATTTATGCTCGTTGATGAGCTGCCGGACAAACTCCAGCCTGTCGCTGTCCCTCTCGCCTACTGCAAGCAAGTCCTGATATGTTTTCATGTATCCCCTTTCCTTACATCGCCCACATCGGTCTGTACGTTGATACGGGCTTGTTAACATGCATCGTCATGACGAAATAACGCATGGCATCCATTAGATGATCGTTTATCTTCACAGGCCGTTCCTCGCCTTCACCGTCTTCCCATACATAGCCGCCTGCCTCTTCCGCAAACTCTGTCACATGCTCCAGAACCGCTATTCGCTTCATGTTCATCGCTGTCGCTGTCTCCCGGATGCCGTTCAGCACATCATTCTTTGCAGGCAGCACCTTCGCCCAATCTGTGCGCTTTAACAGCGCTATAAAAGAGGCCGCTGACGGGTCTATGATCACTGGTATCTTCTCCGCAAGGCCCTGCGCCGCCCTCCGTCTGTATGCCGTTATGATCGGCTCAAACCGCGCCTCTATCTCGCGCAAATACTCGTTATCCGTCTTCTGCAAGCCTGTATCTCTGCCAGAATAGTAGTAGTCCTTTGTCAGATACCACTTGTCATACTGATCCCACTGCAGACAGGCAAAAGCATTCATAGTGCCGTAGTCAATGCTTAAAACGTGCCTGCGTGGTCTTCCTTCCGGCACGCTGTCTACAATGACATCCTGATACATCGGATATATCAGTCCCTCTGCAAGCGCCCAATTACCCTCTATATACCTGTCGTAGTAAACAGTCCCCTCATACTCTTTGCACAGGTTTTCGACAAACTCAGGAGGCAAAAACGGATTATCAAAGATGGTGTAGTGCTGCGCGTATATGTCCGCATCGCTTTCCAGAAAGCCCTTCAGCCAGTGATTCGGGCTTTCCGGGTTTAGCGCACCGTCAAAGACGCTGTAAGGCTTATCAAGACGGCTCTTTATCAGGTCGAACACCTCTGGATTCCACTCTGCCACCTCATCGCCATATGCGTATTTGATGGACGCGCCTCTGATCTTTGCCACCTGGCTGACCTTCTCGCATCCCAGACAGTAGACCGTTTCCCCAAACAGCCGCGCCGTATTGTCGCTGCGTATGCTTCCCACAAAGTCATCACCCCACAGGCTGCGCATAGGTTCAAGCAGATTTCTTTCTATTGTGCTTTTGGATACCCCAAAAATGAAAGCAAGGCCAGGCTTTCCGATACGTGCCCGGATGCGCTTTGGAATCGTGAAGTAATCCGCGTATGTCTTACCGCTACGCACAGCGCCAACCTTAAAGCACCAACGATGATTCGCGGAATGAAACCATTCCTGCTGTTTTTTTGAAAATGCCATCAGATAACACCATCAATCTTGTCCAGCACCTCATCAAGACGCTGCAACGCTTCCGTTGATACAGGCGGCTCCGGCTTGTCACGCCACTGCGCAGGCTTGCGATTCTTTAGCCAGAATATCATGGCTGTCGTATCGCCCGGAATCACGCGCTTGAATTTCTTTATATGCCGCTTTCGCTTCATGATCGGCTTTCCGTTCTCATCAACCATGCCTGTCGGCGTTTCCTCAATCTCTTCCGTGACCTCTTCGCACTCAAAGCCCAGCGCACGCTTCAGCAGCGCATTCTCTACTTGCACATCTACAGGCATTCTGCCTTTTTTTATTGCTTGCGCTAATTGCGGATACTGCGTCTTCCATCGGCTGAACGTAAATTCATTTACACCTGTATTTGTCGCTATCTGTTTATCGTTCAAGCCATCTCTTGCCCATCCTTCTATGGCAAGCAATCCGTCATCTGTCAACCATTCCTCATACTGTCCTTTTCTGGCGATAGTGATTCACCGCCTTTCTGTTTTATTATTCTTTTCAATTCATCCCTATATCTTAATAAAAGGCTTGATGCTCTTATTCTTGTTTTTGCATCAACGCTTTTATCATTCACTATGCTTTCAATCTGTCCAATATCCTCAGGTATAAAACTTTCAATTCTATCAACTACTTTTTGCATTTCATTATTATCCATTTATCAATTCGCTTTCTCTGTTATGCGTTTACTGTCAAAATCCTTCCAATACTTCGGCATTTCATTATCATATCTTTTTGCGGCTTCTTCTGTTGTTTTGCTTTCTAAGCAAATAATGAATAGCTTCAACGCATCTTTTATGTCAAATTCCGGACAAACATCGCACATATAAACCTTGTCAGATTCGACTTCTCCGAAGTTATAATACCTTTCCACAGCATCTTCTTTGTACCATTCTCCTCTTACGATATAATCATGTAATGCAGAATGGTATTCTTGCTCTATTTTATAAGCCTCATCAATGCTGTCTGTATATTCAATATGCCGAATTATAAGTTCATACGCAGACCCAACTTGAAGTGTATTAAAACGGCTTTGAATGTCGCTTGCAACTCCTATCTTGCAATGGTTCTGCCCGTCAGATATGAAATAAACGCACGGCACATCTTTTTTAATTTCCATGTTCCTCCCATATATGCAAAACAGCACAGGTGTAAGACATTAGGGAGACTGCCTTAGGGAGTAAACACCTGCGCTGTTCGCACCTTTATTATACTCCGTTTCGGAGTGCCATCCATCTTATTTTTGCACAGATATCCGTATCACGCAAGATTCACTCTATTTCTCGCACCCGGATTCCGTGCACATACAGCATCAGCTTTCGTTTTATCTTGTACTGTTCTGTCTTCGTGGCCTCGCTCTTCACATCCTCCACAACAAACTCCCCATCTTTCGTGTAGTATGCAAAGTCAGCATAATAGGAGCACTCGCGCTCTATCAGCTTGCCCTTTATCCTGCCGCCCCTCTTGCCGATCTCATCCGGCTCGCGCTGCGGAGGAATCAGCAGGAATTTCTTCTGCAGCTCCAGATCATAGATCATCCCGGCCTTTTCCATCAGCTTCAGCTCATCGTATCTATTCCGCTCTCTAGCCGAATCAAACTGGATGCCGTCCCTTGTGACCTTATGATTGTGATATTTCTGTCTCTGCCACGGTCTTGCGCTTCTCGCTCTCATTCTCCTTTTCCCTCTGATACTTCCTCATACACCCATAGGAACAAAAAAGCACTTTCTTACTTCCTTTCAGACCTTTGTACACCCACATCTGCGGTATCCGCACGATAAACTCTTTTCCGCATATGCTGCAAGTGTACAGGTGGAACATCTCTTTAAGCCCCTGGTACGGCTTAAAGAGATGTTC